ATGACCCAACTCACCAGCCGCGAGCGGCAAGCACTCGAAACCATGAACAGCTGCCACTACCGGTTTGAGGTCAAAGGCAAATTCAGCGTTGGTGTGGGGAGCACAACCCTGGCCGGCTTGGTTGAACGTGGCTTGGCGGAGGTGGGCGAGAGCCCGCGCCACAAGGGCGCTATGGGGTGGGCGATCACCGAAGCTGGCCGGGCGGCTCTGCGGGCGCCGAAGATCCCGGCACCGCGAAAGAAGGCCAAGCTGACGATGCTGGAGCCCAGGCTACAGGTGATCGACACTCGGACAGCGAAGCCGATCAAGTAGCCTCAGAGACGACAAAGCCCGCCGCGGCGAGGCCGGGCGGGCTGCACACTTCTTAAATCAACAAGCTAGGCGGCGACATAATCGAATCGTTTCGCCTCCCTCTCCAGACGCTCCTTGATCAAGGTGTTGATTTGCTTCGTAGAATGGATCACGCGAAGGTAACGACGGACATCAGCGAAGGAATGCTTTGATAGCAGACCAACAAATGCGGCATTCACGAACGATGATGGAACACCCTGGACGCCATCGAAGCTGAGGACAACATCCTCGGCCCTTGAAAGGCGCTCGCTGATCAAACCAGCGATCACCTGACCGTCTGCATACGTGTAGCAGTGCGGCACGTGGTCCAGGGCACGGATCACCATGTCAGTTCCTCCTGCTCGGTGTCATCAGCCACTATAGCGTCTGTCTTGAGCGTCAGTTCGATCAGTGTTCCAGGGTAGAAGCTACTCCCAGACCACGGCCTTCTGACAAGCCCGTCGCTTCGCATTCTGCATGAAAGCTTACCCAAGCCCGATGAAATGTGAACTCGGCCGTTGTTTTTTTCGACCACGTTGCGGATCAGAAACGCCAAGCCGATACCTGCGTTGCCAAACGTGCTCTTGGACGTGATACCGTCCTCACTCGCATGACGAATAGCTTCAGCATCATTAAGTAATGGTGAAATTCTCCTGATTGTGGTAGGTATTCCTATACCAAAATCTGAAATTGCTATGACTATTTTTTTGTTAATTGGGAAATGCTGTATAAATATACAACCAATATCATTACCAGAATGATCCTTGATATTGTTGAATATTTCCTTCATACATGTCTGTATGCTTGCCAGGGTTGCTTTGGGCATAGAAAGTCTTGCAGACATCCATTCCAAGAATTTGTTCTCAAGCCAAAAGTGACTTTGAGAGTGCGCAACCCTCTGTATGGGAACCGTAGTAACTCTGATAAAAGCACTCGGTCTAAGCGGCTTTCCCATGTAAATTTGAAAGAAACCAGAATCATCCAAGTATTCTATTGGTAAGCTGGAAGTATTCATCCCAATAAATTGTACGCCACAATTTAAGGAATGAGAGAATTCAACTGCATTTGCGAGGCTCGTCACGCCAGACGGCTCAACAAATTCTAGCGCTGAAAAGTCAATGCTATAATCTTGTGCCTTCGGCCTACCGTCCTGATCAAACATCTGGCTAAGGAGTGCATCAGTACCCGTCGCGCTAAGATGTCTGGGCAGCAGCACGCGCTTGATCATCGACACCCCTAACACCGATCAGATCGATGCGTCTCAATCAGACAGCAAGTCTGACCATCGAAGCACGCTCTACCGAAGATTCACATGCGTGCCAAATCCCCTGGAACACAGATCACCCAGTATATCAATGGTGGAGACGCTTGCAGCGGTTCCTACAGTTCCTACATGGTTCAATCGTGTAGGAACCGCAAAAATCTCAGCAATTTCAATGCGGTTCCTACGGTTCCTACCGCAAAACACAGTTTCCGGCCCGAAAACGTCGTTCATCCCCTCCCCTCCCCACCATCTGCCGCCTGATTTCCTCCGCCACCTTGTCCGCCGCGGCGATCAGCACCGCGTCGAGGTGATGGACGTACCGGCTGGTGACCGTCCCGGAGGAGTGACCGATCAAGGCTCCGATGGTCGGCTCGCTGTAGCCCAGGTCGCCAGCCGTCGAGGCAAAGGAATGCCGTAGCGTGTGGATGGTGATCCCTGACAGCCCCGCCGCCTCGGTGAGCCGCCGCCAGGCGCCCGGCAGCCCGCCATAGGGCGTGTTGGGCCTCCCGCCTGGACAGACGAACAGCCCCCTGTCCTCGGTGCCGATCCTCTCCAGCACATCAAGTGCCGCCTGGCCGATCGGTCTGACGGAAGCCCCCTCCTTGCTGTCCTCCAGCCGGAGCGCCTGGCCGGCCGCATCCACCTCGGACCAGCGCAGACGCTCCACCTCGGCCTTCCGGCAGCCGGTGAGCGCCAGCAGCCACACGGCGGTGATGGCGGAAGCGTTGCCGGCTTCGGCCTCCAGCCTCTCCAGGGCCACGCCGAGCTGGCGATAGGTGTCCGGCGTCAGCCTCACCTTCTTCTTCTGATCCGCCGGCCGCTTCACTCCATGGACCGGATTGGTCGGGATCACCCCCTCGGAAACGGCGAAGGAGAGGATGCCTCCCAGCAGCCCCATGGTGCGGGCCGAGGCGCCACGGCCGCCCTCCACGATCGCCTTGCCGCGGAGCTTCCCGGTCTTCTCCACCACGGCTGTCTTGCCAGCTGCCACATCTCGCATGAACCGCGTCACATCCGCCCTGGTCAGGTCCGCCACCTTCCTGTTGCCCAGCAGCGGGAGGATATGCCGGTCGATGCGGCTGTGGTCGGTCACCAGGGTGGAGGCCTTCTTTGCCACGCCACGCTTGCCCAGGATCAACCCCTTCCCTGCCGCCTCCAGGTAGCGGGTGCAGAGATCCCGCACCGTCATGGCCTTGCGACGGGTGGCCCGATCCTCAGCCGGATCTTCCCCCTGCAACACGCTGCCAAGGGTGATCACTGCCAAGCGCCGCGCCTCCTCCGTGGTGATCTTGCCGTGCTGCCCCAGCGACATGCGCTTCCGACTGCCGACCTTGGGCCGATAGTCCGCGTAGTAGACCCGCTTGCCCGAAGCAAAGACACGCACCCCGAAGCCGGCCAGCTCGCTGCACCATATGAAGTAGGGCTGCTCCCGCAGCTCGGCCGCGTCGACGATCCGCTTGGTCAGCTTGGGCATGGCAACCTTTGCCTTGGGTATTCAGTGTCACCAAGGTGTCACCACAAAATCGGAAATCGGGGAATATGCGCGGATAGGCGCGAGATGGCGCCAAGGCACAAAGCGCCTTAAAATCAGCTCTCTAGAAACCCGGCGCCATTCCGGGAAAACCCGCGAAAAGCATAGAACGCCGCCCTCCGAAGGCAAAGGTCGTACGTTCGAATCGTATCGGGTCCGCCATTTTCCGCATTTTGTTGAGTATCCTCAGTGGGTTGCTGGGGAAGTTGGCAAACCGGCTCCACCCGGGTTGCCAACTCTGTTCACGCTTCGGGTGCTTTCGCCCTCCCGATCCGCGAAACTGCTACCTCCGCGAGACGCACCTGATCGGCCGCCCGCGTGTACCTCTCCACCTCTGACAGGGTGGTATGGCCGGTGAAGGCCTTGATCTGCTGCGAAGAGCAGCCCGCATCCGCCAAGCGCCGTGCCGCAGCCTTGCGGAGCCCATGAGGGGAGCAGCCCTTGGGCAGCCCTGCCTCGCGCGTGACCTTCACGAACCAGTTGGAGAAGCCGGGCCCGGAGAATGAGGCGCCGCCCCGTGTGGTGAGGAAGGTGAGATGCTCGGACGGATAGGCCGCCAGGGCGGCGCTCAGATCCGCATGGATCGGGATCGCCAGCCGCGCGCCAGTCTTCCCCTGCACCACCTCGATTGCCCCGTTCCGGACATGCTGGCGGCCCATGCGCACCACATCGCCGCGGCGCTGGCCCGTGTAGAGCAGCAAGGCCAGGGCCAGCCGCGCCCGGGTTCCGAGGGGCCATTTCGCCTCGAAGGCGGCGATCTCCTCCTCGGTCCATGAGTGGAAGCCATCAGAGCGGTGGCGCACCTTCCGCACGCCCTGCGTCGGATCGTCCTTCCGCCAACCATCCTCCACGGCGTACTGCATAAGTTGCCGGAGGAGCTGGCGCAGACGGTTGGCTGCGGTTGGCGTCTCCGCCCGAGCAGCCACCAAGCGGCGGATGTGCTTCGGCTCGATCCGCGCCACCGGCTTATCGCCATGCTCAGCGCGCAGCCGCTCGAGGATGTTGCGATAGGTGGCGGCGCTCAGCGGCGCGAGGCGCTTGAAGTCGGAAGAGCCGTACCATGCGCTGATGAGGGCTGAGAGGCTGCCGGGCAGTTCCTTCGCCGTCCCGATCGGCAGGGGATGGCCAGCGGCCGCCGCCTTATAGGCTTCCATGAATCCTGGCGATCCTGGCAGCCCAGGAAGCGATATCCTGGCGAAACCCGGCTTGCGGAAGTAGTGCCGCATCTGGCCATGGCGATCACGGAAGCGGTGGATATAGGGCAGGCGCAGGCTGGTCATGCGATGGCATCCCAGGGGTTCGGTGCCTCCTCATCAGGCAACGCCTCAAAGGCCAGGTCCAGCTTCCGCAGATCCCAGAGCTTGCGGCCATCAACGCGCTTCGGCTGAGGCATGCGGCCATCGGCCACCATCTTGTCGAACGTGACCGGCGACACGCCCACATACTGCGCCGCCATGATGCGGCAGAGGCCGCGCGGAGGAAGGCTTGCGGGGAGAGCTTCGTGCCGCGCCACCGCTCAGCTCCCCGCAACCTGCGGGCCCTCATGGCCCGCCGGCCGCGGCCCCCAGCCCTCCACCTCGCGCACTTCATCGGGCGTGAGGATGTTGTTCCGCACCGCGATCTCATGAGCCTGCCAGCGCGTGGCGTAGTCACCGCGCATCAGGCCGGAGAGATCGATCTCGAGCGAGCAATCGGAGGCGGGGCCGAAGATGGAGCGCGCAAACTCCGCTTCGATCTTGCGTGCCCAGGGCGAGAGCGTGAACTGCGCGAACCAGAGCGCCGCCTGCTGCGCGTTGGTGAAGGTGTTGTGCGAATAGTCCTGCACGATCGGCGGCGGCACCTGAAAGAGCCGGCACATCTCCACGGTGCTGAACTTGCGCGACTCAAGCACCTCGGCATCCTCAGGGCTGAGCGATACGGGATCGAACTTGAAGCCGCTGGGCAGCACCATCACGCGGCGGGCATTGCGCGAGCCCTGGTGCTTGCCGAGGGAAGCCTCGAGCTGATCCATTTGCGCATCGGTCAGGAACTCGGCTGCGGTGACGACGCCCGAAGGTGTCGCCTGATTCCGCCATACCGATCCGGTGAACTCCTGAATGCCGGCGGCATTGCCGAGCACATCCGGGGCGCGGCTGATGCGCGAGCGGCCGATCAGGCCATCATCGCTGCGATCCTTGAGATGCAGCACATCCTCGGCCAGGTAGCGGCGGGGCGTCTCGGTGCTGCCCCAGGGCGAGACGAAACGGGACACGTCATAGGCCATCCGGCCGGAGGGCAGGAGCACCGGGGAGACGTGATCCCAGGGAACCGGCCGCAGCGCGAGCGGCCGGCCCGCGCGGTCCCACTCGATGACCCAGACGGCATTCCCATGAAGGAGCGCTTGCGCCATGCCCCACTCGATCAGGTCGGGCCAGGTCTGGGCCTCATTCGGCTGGCGCACGAGCCGCGCCACGGGATGGGAGAAGATCTCCTCCCTCCCATCGGCGCCGAGCCGGTACACCAGGGCGGGCAGGCTGCTCATGACGCTGCTGATGGCGTTGACGCAAGCCATCACGGCGCTGAGGTTCTCGGCCATCCGCGTGCTCACCCTCTGGCCGGAGAGAGTCCTTGGAGATCCCAGGACGGTAGCGAGGGTGACACCGGCGCCGGCCGCCGCGGTGCGGGCCTCCGGCGCCGGCAGTGTCGGCTCGATGCGCCGGCGAGGCACGGCGCGGCGTCCGAAGAGGCCCATCACAGCATCTCCATGAGGCGGCGCCGGCGTAGCGCGTCGGCCGATCCGGTCGAGCGCGCACGAGCGGCGATGGCGGTTTGCGGATAGGCCGGGAAGGCCGTCACCACGGACACTTCCACCAGCTCCACGGCGCGCAGCTCGCGCCGGTCGCGGGAGGGCCAGGTCTCCGCCACCGGCCGGAAGCCGAAGCTCATCCCGCCCAGGTCGCGCCGCTCGGCCAGGGCCAGCACATCGCGGCCGAGGCTGGTGTCTGGCACGTCGAGAGAGAAGGCGAGGCCCTGCGCATCCTCCGTCAGCCGCAGCGTGCCGGAGGAGGTACGCGCGAGCAGGCGGGAGGGATCGTGATCCATGAGCGCGAGGATGTCGTGCCCATCGGCCAGCGTGGCCGCGAAGGCGCCGGCGACGATCGTCTCGAGGAACTCGCCCCCGATCCTCGCCGCCACGCCGAAGGAGGCCACACGGCCTTCGAGGCGCCGGCCGGCGGCGGCGCGCAGCTCCACGGCCGCGCGGTGCTCGAGGCCCTCGGGGAGGCGCGCCGCGGTGCTCATTCCGTGAAGCCCTCGAGCACGGCCATGGTGTTCGCCCGGGCAAGCGCCACATCGGCGCGCAGCCATGCGACGAATGCCACCTGCCCGTTGTCGGCGAACCGCTCCTGCAGGACGGAGATCTGCAGCTCCGTGCGCATGCCCACGAAGACTTCGCGCCAGTCGCCCAGGATCATGGGGCTGGTGTCGGCATTGGTGTCCTCGGTAATCGGAACGGCCGTGCTGGTCAGGAGCGGCACATCTGCGATGCGGCGCGGGATCTGCAACGGCTGGCCGGTCGTGTCAGCCATCCCGTAGATCTGGCGGGCGGTGCGCGGGTGCGCCACCATCGCCGTGATATCGCCCGCATCGGCCATCTCGAGGGCGCTCACGGCATCGAGCACGCTGGCCCAGCCCGCCGGGGACTCGAAATGCGTGCTGCCGAGATTGATGACCCCCGGCTGATTCCTGATGCCGAGCGGCTGGTTGTTGGTACCCGTGCCGAAGAGGATGGCCTGATCCAGCGCCGCCGCGCCGGCACGGGCAATCACGCCGCGGAGCTGCGCATCCGTGTTCTGCCCATCCTCGAGCAGCTCGCGCGAAACCTTCACCAGCAGCGCCCAGGACTTCGCCACCAGGCGCACCCGGTCGAACGCCGGCTGGCCCTCGGCGATCGGCGCATTCTCCGCCCGCCAGCCTCCCACCGGATCTGCGACGACGCGCGCAAAGTCGAGCGTCTGCGAGGTCATGGGAATGGTGCGGGCACCAGCACGGAAGGCTACGCTGCGGGCGCGGAGGAGATCGATCACCTCGGCGGCCAGAGGCGCGGGCACCAGGGCGCCGCCGGTGCCGATCGTGGCCTCGGCGAGAGCTCGGCGCTCCGCATCGTTGCGCGGGCCCATTGCCATCGCGCGCAGAAAGCCGCCGAGGCCGATCTCGGCGCCGCGCTGCTCGCCGGCCGGAAGGAAGTCGGCGAAGCGGTGGCGGTGCTCGAGGACCGGGACGAGCGTGCCGTCCTGGGCGCGCATGGTGGCGCCGTCGAAGCCCTGTGGAAGGCGGGTGCTGATGCCCCCGAAGGCGCGTACCTCTGGCCGGCGAGCGGCTTCGTCCTCGCCGTTGAGCGGCGTACCGGCCGCGCGCCGGTCGATCTCATCGAGCTCCGCCTCGCGATCCTCGCGGGCATTCAGCTCCGTGGCTTCGGTGCTGAGAGTGTTCCAACGCGCCTGATCCTCGGCCGAGAAGGCCACATCCCCGGTGCGCTGCTGGATTTCGCCCATCTCGGTTCGGATGGCCTTGAGGCGGGCGCGTCGCTGATGACGATTCACTGTGGAATCCTCCACTGAATTACCCGCCAGCCGGGCGGGAAACGGGGATCGGGAGGTTTAGGCATCGCCGCCGGGGGAAAGGGCTCACCCCCGCCAGGCCCCCGGCGGCGTTATGTTCCGGACTGCCTCAGCCCGGTGATCTTCCTGGCGGGAGAAAGGGCAACCATCGGCGGTCGCTAGTCGGAACCATCGTCCTGACCGACGATGGAGAGCTCATCCTCGATGGCCTGCGCAATGATCATGCGGATGGTATCGAGATTGAATTCATAGCGCGCACGCTCAAGACCCATACCGTGATGCGACAAGGTTTCGCTGAGGCGCTCAGGATTGCACTGATCCACTTCGCTGCCGGGAAACATGCGATCGTCCCGGAGAGTGGACTTGATGAGGACGATACGGGTCTCGTCTCGCCCACAACGGGCGATTTCCTGCGCCTCACAAGCGAGGAGGCCGGCCTCACGAGCCGGCATGTTTTCCAGCAGAAGGCCGAATATGCAGAGGCCGATCAGCTCATGCTCTTCGAACACACGCGCGGACCCCTTCCTCGTTTTCGGGGCGCAATTGAAATAGCCGTCCGACACAGCCTCATTGAACGCGATACGGGAAATTCCTGCGACCTTGACGGCGAGCGAAGTACGGACGCGAACTTTCGGCATATCCAAATTCCCTTACTCATCCATGAGGTTACTCCCTCATGGTTAGAAAGCAACAGGGAATTTTCGCTACTTCCTATAGATCAGGTTGGAATGGCGCGCCGTCCTCCGCCATCGCGACATGGAGGGCATGGAGCTGCTGCCACCCGATCGTCTCGCTGGTCTGGCGGAAGCCATACTTGGCACTAGGCGCGGAGGGATCCTGCCAGTCGTGCTGATCGGGCTCCTCATCGTCGGAAACTACCGCCCTTTTTGGCGGCCTCGGCTTGGCCACCTCATAACCGAGGCTGAACAACTCTTCCCGCTTTCCCTCGTGCTCCCACCAGAGGATCAGAGATGCCTCGAAGGCGGGCCGGCGCAGCACCACGTCAAAGCCCCCGAGATTGCCCTCGTCGGTGAAGATCTCCACGAACTCCCTCACTTCGGCGGCGCGGCCGATGCAAACCTCGAGCGCGTCGCCGAAGCACTTGGCTTTCCCAGCGTCGATGAACACGTTGAGGAGCTTCCGCTTCGGCACCTCACGAAAGACACGTGCAGCGAATTGCTTTGGCCCATCCGGCAGCTCCCGAATGTGCTTGCGGCTATTCTTGCCGCAGTATTTCGTCAGCAGCGTGCGAGCCACGGTTTGATCGATGCTCCACTGCACGTCGATCTTCGCAGGCGGGCGCTCTCCTACGGTCGTGCGCGGTAGCACAGGCAGAGACCGGAACCGCGTGACGGTATCCACCGCGTTCTTGGGCTGATCGGTGCAAATGCCGAGCAACAGGTTCGCTGCCTGAGATATGCCCTGCGCTGCGGCCCCACTGCCGCGCTTGTCTCGCAGCATGAGGTCCTCCTCACGGAGCTTGCGGGCAATGAAGTCGATCGACGGACGGTCGCGATAATCGACGGCGGAGAGCGCATTCACTAGAGACGGAAGACGAGCCATTTGCCACCTCCTTTTCTTCGGACTACCAGTCCGAAGAAGGGCGATCAATAGTAAAGACTACCAATCCGAACCTTTCCTGCACTCAATCGAACTCGAGAACGCGAACCAGATTGAGGTTTGCCACGGGGGGCGCATGTGCTGCCAGACCCACGGCCTCCACCGCGGCCACCAGGGGATCGATCCGGCCTCGAGCCCGCGCCTTGCTGAGCTTGCGGTTGCCGGCCGGGTCCATATCCACAGCCGCATTCGCCACAGCCCAGCGCAGTAGCGGGGAGCCTCCATGGCGCATGCGGCCCGCGAGGATCTCTGCCTCGAATGCTGAGAGCGCGGGCGAGAAGTCCTTGAAGCCCTGCCCCATGGGCTTTAGCGGAAGCCTGATCCCCTCGCGGTTGAGCGTGGCCTGCAGATCGTTCAGCAGCCACCGATCGGTGGCGATGCCCTTGAGCGGCAAGGTGCTCGTCTGCTCCGCCATCCACTCCGACAGCCAGACGCGATCGATGGTGCGCCCCGGCATCACGATGATATGGCCGGTCTCTGCCCAGGCTCGATAAGGCGCATTGTCCTCGCGAACCTTCTGCTCGAGGCTGGCAGCCGGCAGGAAGGCCCACACGCGCAGCGCGCCGCTCTTAGGCCAGTAGAGGGCGAAGGCCGTGAGATCGGCGGGACCGCTCGAGAGGTCGAGGCCGCCATAGCAGGGCCCGGCCGGTGCGGGCTCACTCGCGCAGGCGTCCCAATCGCCCGGTCGGATGAAGCGGTCATCTGGCGCCACCGGCTGGTTGAGCACGAAGGCCCGGAAGGCGGCCTCCTGGCTGGGAAGCCGCCGGGCCTGGGTGGCGAGCACCCTCACATCCTCGATGCTGCGAATGTCCCCCAGGCCGGGATTCGCGGCGCGCCAGGTCTCCTCATCCCAGGGATCGGCCTCGAGGGGCGCACTCCACACATGCGAAACGAAATGGGGATCTGGCGTGATCCCGTCCCGCACCTCCTGCCCATAGCGGATCAGCTCCTCAAGGGGGTTGTCCGGATCGGGAGAGCGTGTGGAGATAGCGAGGAGCAGCGGCTCGGCATGGGCGCCCTGGCCGGTGCGCAGGGCATCGAGCAGCTCGGCGTTGCGCCACATCGCCACCTCATCGCAGATGGCCAGGGTTGGGGAGAGCCCGTGCGCCTTGCGGGCATCGGCGGAGAGGGCGGCATAGGTGGAACCCGTCACCTCATCCTCCGCAGTCTTCGTGAACTCCCGGAAGACGATCCGTGCTGCCAGCTCGGGGTTGCGCAGCACGAAGGCCCGCATCTCGGTGTAGATGATCGCAGCCTGCCCTCGGTCGGCAGCAGCGGAGACGATCTGCCCGCGCGAGGTCGCCTCGGGCCCGGCCAGGTGACAGAGGGCGAGTGCCGCCGCCAGCGCCGACTTGCCGCCTTTCCGGCCCATGGAGATGACGCAGGTTCGTACCGGCCGCCGGCCGCTCGAATCGGTGGCGTAGATCGAGTGGATGATCTCCCGCTGCCACGGCCGCAGGCGCATCTTCGTGTCGGCATGGGCGCCGGAGCTGATGAGCAGCCCCTCGATGAAGGCAATGACCGCATCCGCCCGGCTGAGACCCTCCTCGCGCGGCGTCACGGTCGGCTGAGGGGCGATGGGACGGGCCTTCACAGGCCGTGCGCCAGGTCCGCGGCGCCCCATCAGGAATCATCCTCGCCGGAACTTACTCTGCGCGGAGGTACCCCACCGGTGGATCGCCCCAGCCCTGAGCGATTCTCGGCCGCCTCCTGGGCCCACCAATGCCGGGTGTCACGGGGGGTGCCGTCCTCATGGCAGCCCTTGGCGCGCGGCTCCCGGCCCGCCTGCACCCGCTGGTTATGGCAGGCCATGCACAGGCCTCGCAGGTTGGAGAGGGCATCGGCTCCACCCTGTCGGCGCGGCACGATGTGGTCGGCGATAGCACTGCGGCCGCCACAGCCGGGCGTGGCGCACACCGGCTGCCGGCGGATCACCTCTGCCCGCAGCCGCTTCCACTCGGCGGTGCCGTAGAAGCGCGCGGTCACCGAATCCTCCTCGGGCGCATCGGCCCTCGGTTGGCGGGAATGCCCTCCTCCATCATCGAGGGCGGCACGGCTGGCAGGTCGTGCTTCAAGCGCACGTCCCGGCACGCCCAGCACTCGGTTCGCTCTCCCGCCACCGCCACGGCCGGCAGATCGCAGCCCGGAGTGTCGCAGCTCGGCCGCTCGGCCAGGATGGTCCGCACGAGCCAGTTTTCAGACGGATTCAT